CTTGTCATTGCTGACAAACAAGAACCAGTGCTTAACTCAGCACCTTCTTCTTTACTATATGGCGCAATACCATCTCTAATTGCTTTAGCGCAATCAGGACAGTTATCTTCCCATACATTAATAGTTTGTTTTCCAAACTTGTATAATACAATAAGTTCACCTAAATATTTTTGTGTCTCAACTCCTTTAAGAGCTTCAAATGCTACCACAGCATTTTCTTTATCTGCTGAACGCAACATGTTCAACAAGTTCTTTGTTTCTTCTTTGCTAAAAATCATATCAGTCTTCAATTTTAAGTGTTTTTATCATCCAATCAGTTGGTGTATTTATATTATCCACCCATTCTTTTGCAGTAGGAATATATCCATTGCAATCTTCTTTTACATGTTGTTCTCCAACATATCTTATGTAGACTCTTTTGCCTACAGAATTTACAAAATAAGTACCAAAAGTTTTTTCACATTCAAATATACCCTCACTATGATGACGGAACATTCTATGTTTACTATGCCCTATCCAGGCCTTTGTAGCATCAAACCATTCATGAATATGCATGTATTCTAAAGGTTCTCCTCCCCATTTACGGGCACTGGATTTAGCATGTTCATACGGATGTGACATATTACAAGTTTTTAAATTCTTTTTCTAGATCTGATATCTCCAAAGTAATACCATCATGTTGTTTTTTAATTAGATCATGTATACCTTCTTTATCATATAAAGACACTTCACTTTGTCTAGAAAAAGCTCCTGTTGAATAATTTACTACTGCTGATATAGAACAAGATTTTAGAGCATTTTCAAGTCCTCTCTGTCTGAATTTAAGAGTATTAATTTTTTCTTGTAATTCTTTAGCTTGCTTAAATTTTGATTCATCCATCAGTCTAAAGTTTGAGAAATTAAACTACCTTCATGATAATACTCTTCTGTGTTAGTAATATAAATTATGTTTTCAATTTTATACTTACCAGAAGGAACAAGAATACATAGCACACCATAACCTCCATCATTATTCCACCAATCCTCAATATCACTAAGAATTCTGTCTTGTGCAAAGTCTTCAATATCAGAATAAATTCCGCTATCTAAATCTTTTAGATTTGGGGATGCTTCATGTCCATATGTAGATAATTGTGAAATATACTCAAATGCGACTTCTTCATATTCATCTAAAGTTTGAGTAGTATAATTAATATCATCAATAGCACCACTGTCTCCACCACCTGAATAATGCACTCTAATTCCGGTTACACCACGGTCAGCCAACTGTAATAGAAGGCCTGTCATATCATTTTCTGTCATAATCTTGCTTTTTGAATAAAATGTTTTGCTACTTCAGGAATATGTTTCTTGTAATAAGGTTGTTCAGACTTACACCATTGTTTTACATCATCCTTTGTCTTAAAATTTTGGTACGGAAATGTTATTTCCAACTCTTTGATAAAATCATTTACAGTCCAACCTTCCCAGATATGTCTGTCATTACTCATAACTATTTTGTTTTTTGTTGATTTTCCCAAATAATTTTTAACTCTTCTTGAGTTCCTGGAAAATTACTAATGTAAGTAGGAATAGTGCACTCTTTTGTTGGACTATAAGAAACACTATTATTTGGTAATAAATATACTTTTTCTACAGTTTTTTCCATAACTATTTTGTTTTGTAGAAGCGACCAAGAATATTGGCATTCAAGTATTCTTCTTTTTCAAGCACTTCATATTTAAACTGGTGCTTTACTTCTTGGTAAGTTAACTCCATTGCTGAATAACATATCATTAAGATTTCTCTTTTAATCATAACTCCTGCTTTGTGAGCATCTTTAAGAGTTTTATTACTACTGTAATACTTCATAAAGTCAGGCCTAAGTTCCCGGGTATATTTCTTTAGCCTTTTGTCTGTAGACATAGCCAAAGCTTTTTTACCCATAGGTTTTTTAATATTAGCAAAGAAGTTCTTCTTACCAATGTATGCAACAGACTTACCATCTATGATAGCAGTCATAATGTAGATGAATCCAATACCACCTTCTGGTATACAAAACTCATCAAACTCTTTACCTTTATATATCCAACTCATACATATTTTATAGTTAAATGATAAACTTCTATTCTTAATCTTAACTCCATGTTCTCTAGTTCAAATATTGCAAGCTTTTCACTCAAATCATTTGCCTCTTCAGTAAGAAGTTTGTTTTCTTCAGTAAGTTTATCATTTTCTTCATTTAAATCTTTAATATCATCTAAATATTGTTCTTCTAATTCTGTAATTTCTTCTTTTAGAGTATTAAAAGAACTATAAATACTATTAAGATGATCTTCAAGTTCATCCTTTGTTTTTGCTAGACTCATCCTTGTTTTTATTTTTTTAATAAAGCTACTCACAATGCTTGTTTTAGTAATGGTAATAATTTATCTCTCACAGCTTCAATACCATGATCTTTTACTGAATCTGATAAGTCTTTTGACATGTTAAGTACCACATAATCAAAACCATACTTGTCTTTGTATCTCTGAGCAGCTTTTATACCAGGCTCATCATTATCAAACAATACAATAATCTTATCATAGTGTGGTAATAGTTTACTAATTATAGATTCTCCAATCATTGTATTCTCACTATCCGGAGCAATACATTCTACATTACCAATACCAAGCTTTCTAAAACACATAAGATCTTTAAGTGATGATGTAATTACTAAGTACTTACAATCATATTTAAGTTGGTCTATTCCCTGTACATAATTTTGCACCTTAATAAACTTCTTGTTTATATTTTTAGGCATGTAAATTTTATACAGTTCACCGTCTTCTCTAAAGTATCCATATAAAAATGGTTTATCAAAAATAAATGAAGTTACAGAATTATCTTCTTCTCTTTTTTCCATAGTAAAATAGGCTAAAGGTGCCACATTATACATTGATAGAAGAGTTGAACTAATTTTAAATCCTGTCCAAAAAATAGAATCTAAATTATTCCAGTGTCTCATTTCATAGTCAACTACTTTGAACTTATCATGGAATTTAAATTCTGTTTTAGGTTGTACATTATGATTTAGAACATAGTCTTGGTAATCATTAATTATTTTACTAACAGCATTTCCTCTTTCAGGTAAGTTAAATAATAACTTTACTAATTGTATGTTATCTCCTTGATAACCAGATGAAAAATCCTTAAATTTATACATCATATTACTACTATCCATGTATATAAACATAGATGGTATTTTATCTTTAGAATTAAATGCAGAAAGTATTTTAATATCTTGACCTGAAAGCTTTTCTTTTAAATTTAAATAATATTCAAAAGGCCATTCTATTGGCACCTGAGAAAGTTTAGATATTATATTCTTAGTTGAAATCATAATCAGATAATTAAAAATTAATGGGGACACCTTTTCTGACATCCCCATCAATTAATTAAAATTAATCTAGAGAGAAATCAGAAGATGTTTTAGATGGGATAGATAAATTGTCATCATCATCACCAAAGCCTTTTACTTCTTTTACTTCAGCTTTTTTCAAGTGAAGAGCTTCATTGTAAGTCATTAGTTTATCACCTTCAGTTTCAGTGTAAACATAAGTACCTCTATCAGCTTTTGGTAAGTACATATCATAGTTTGTATAACCTGTTTTACCAACATATTCTTTACCTGCAATACAGAAATCAAGATAGATATCTTTGTAGACACCACTTTTATTAAAGGCACTTACAAAGTCTTCAATAGTATCATGTTTACCATCTTGAGATGTAAACCACTCACTTACTCCTAATGCTTTAGATAAGTTTTGTAAAAAGATTAGAACTGATCTATCTCTTTGGATCTTGATACCAGTTTTAGTCTCACCGTCTGCAAATGCATACTGACTTGCTTTGATTCTACCAATTTGACCAGCATAATGACCTTTACTTGCATCATCTTTGTCAATCATGAAGCCTTCAAATCCTTCTAAAGGTTCTGTTTCTACATTTAATATCATGTGTTTTGCACCTTCAATAAATGTAAAGTCTTCTAAGACAATACTGTTAATTTTTAAAGTGTGATTACCTGGTGCAATTGTTTTTGCCATTCCTGATCCACCTGTTCCTAAGTCTGTTGTACTTAAAGCCATTTTGTTTATTTTTTATTTGTTATTATACATAAATTTTGTCCCAGTGAAAATCTAATCCACCTTTTTCATTCAATTCAGAAACTACTATTTCCTCATTTCTCAAGTGCTCTGGTCTTGCACCACAAGTCACTTCTTCACTAGTCTTAAATGATAGAATAGTTTTGTCACCTTTTCTAAACATATAACCAATTGCATCTGCATTTGCACAGATTAAAGATTTAATTTTACCTGTCAAATCAATATTTGCAGCTAACACCATCTCACCTTTATCATCTACTTGCTTGTCTTTGATATGACCTGCTAAAATAATATGGGGTGCTAAGGTATCAATAAAATCTAAAACTTGAAAGAAAGCTTGTCTTAAATATAAATAACCAGCACCGTTAGGTAATGACAAGACATTATCTCCATCATAATTTTTACCCATGCTTGTTTGTTTATATAACTTTATAGCAAGAGGCATGACCATATCTTCTAATGCAGTTACTGTATCAATAGTAACATACTTGTATGGTTTACCAGCTTCTTTAATTGCTTTACCAGCTTCTAAAAGTTCTTGTAAATTTTCAACTTTAATCTTTAATGCATCTACATAATCAGAACCATTTTCCAAATCAATGATTAAATTATTTTCTAATCCAGCAAAAGCACTTGTCTTACCAGTCTTTGGCTTAGAATAAATAATTAATCTTTTAGGATTTTTTCTATCTGCTTTTACTTTAGCAGTAGGAAGTATTATACTCATAATTTATTTATTAAACTGTTTAACCATAGTTTATTACTAACAGGCTGCTTCCACATAATGGCTGCAAAGTCACTAATTGTCATATCTGACATAAGAGCATCTTCACCTACTAATATTGAAGATATGTCTATCTTCTTTTCTGAAGGAAATTCTTCATCAAAGTTTGGAAATAAGCTACTTTGTAATTTTGGTAATTCTACTTCTTCTTCTTTTACTTTTGTTTCAGCATCTGTTTTTCTCTTTTCATAAAGAGAGTGTGTAATCTCAGTTCCATCTTTTAGAACTGCACACATTTCAGATACAGGGACTGTATACAATACATAAGGTTCCCCTTTATAATTTGTACCAGATTTAGTTTCATATTCCTCTACATAGAAAGGATTATACTTGTACTTAAACAATTGTCTGTCCTCTGAAAATGGTATTACATTAGTAACTGAACCATTTGCATCAGTAACATTATCATAGAACTCAATATAGATATCTTCCCCTTTACCAATTTCAGATTCAAAAAACTGAACATGTCTACCAAACTTACCTTTTTGAAAAAAGGCTGTTTTGATAATAAAAAATGGATCTGGGTTACCAATAGCTTTAAAGGTTTCCATGTGTTGGACAAAAAATTCTTTTTCTTTTTCTTTTCTTACATTCATACTTCTTTTTTAAATTGACATTTTCTTTGTAGCTTGAGCAGGAGTGTCTATTTCTATTATTCTCATGGTAGTTCTATCTAGTTTAAAGAAACTAATTCTAGTTGTACCATTTCTTGACTTCAAAAAGTGAAATACAAGCATGTCCTCATCCGTAATAAGAAATCTTTCTGGACCATACTGTCTTATCTTTCTAATTGAAGGTTTGTTAATTCCCATAACTACATCAGCATGCTGTAATAAAGCATCTGAACCATAGATATCAGAATCAAGAATATAATTTCCATATTCACCATCCCGTTGTCTATCCGGAGCATCTATATTTCTATTTAATTGACTAAGTACCACAAAAGCAACTGGATATTTCTTTTTCATCATAGTGAGAGCTTCACCTAAGCTATTTAACATCTCAAATTTGTCTTTTTGTCCTTTGCCAACTCTAAATAGTGCAGAGTGATCAATGCCAACAAGCAGATTAGTATAAGTACCATCTGGCTTTTTGTTTTGCTCCATTTCATAATGAATAGTAGCACACATTTCATCTACTGTACATGCATCATAGACTACATTAATGAAATCACTGTTAACAGTTCTATCATAAAAGTCTACACATTTATAGAACACCTTTTCATCAACGGGAATTCCTCCCTTACTCATAAGAGTATTGTAATCAGCACCTGTATTCAGACTTAATTTTCTTACCCCACTGGTTTCATCAACCATTTCCATCTGGAATTTAAGAATTCTAAATTCTTGGTCAGCATTGTGTTCAATAATATCACTAATCAACTGTTCCATGAATAAAGTTTTCCCAGTACCGGGTCTAGCACCTACTATGGTGATAGTTCTCCATTCTAATCCATCGCAAAAAGCATCATTAAATTTGGGCCATGCACTTTTAAGGGACCTTAGTTCTCCTTTTCTTCTTGCTTTGATTTTTAAGATAGCTTTTCTTAAAGCATCTCTTTCACTAACAGGCTTTAGTGGCCTGGCTCCATTAAATAAATCCGCCATAATTTAATTGTTAAAAGTCTGGACTTTTGCTTTATTATACATATAGTGTAATATGCTTATAACAACTTCAATTGCTATGTATTGACCTATTGTAACAGTTACAATAAATAAATCAACAATGAAGAAGGCTATAATACTACCTATAATTGCTAAAAAAGTTAAAATCACATTTTTGCTGATTCCCATTATACAATTCTCTCTTTAAAATAATCTGTGTCTTCATCTAAAGAATTATTAACTTGATCACAGTATGTTGCTAAATCAGATTCAAAAGATTTATCTATGTTTTGCTTCCTGATAAAATATTGTGCAGTCCTCATAAATTCATAGTTCCTTACACTGTATTCATCAACATACTTTTCTGTGGCTAACAAAAGTGTTGGCCAATCATAGTCAAAGTTCTCAAAGAACCATCTGAAACTTACTTCAAGATTCTTGGCATTAACTCTAGCATATTTTCCAGAGGAGAGTTTCCTATTAGGGAATATTTCTACATACTCCTGGATTTTATCTATAAAGTCTTGACCTAGTAATGCTTGAGAAGTTTTTTTCTTGGTTTTTTTGAAGAAACTGTTAATTTCTTCCATAAAGATAATACTTTTAGTTGTTAATTTCAAATCTTTATCTAACCATTTATCATTTTTTAACTTTGTAACTTCAAGACTTTTACTAATAAAATTATTTGGTACAGTCTTTTCTTTTATACAATGTAATACATAATATGTATTAGGAGTTAAATTCTCTTGTATTAATCTGTTAAATATTTCAGTCATTACCAGATAATTTTAGTGTTGTTTGTTTTTTCAATAAGCTTGTTAACTTCATTGAATACATTTTGTGAATCCCAAATCTTATCTCCTGCATATGCAGCACTAGCTGGATGACTCACATAAAATTTGTAATTGTTTTCATTTACAGCATCTGACCAAGTCTTAGCTTCCTTACCCATATAAACATAAACTATACCGTTTATATTCCATGTTAAGTAATCAAATAAGTAAGCTAAAAAAGGCTGCCATATAGAATAATGTTGTCCTATTTTACCTACTGTAGTTGACAGAGCTGTATTAAGCATTAGTACACCTTGATTTGACCATCTAGTCAGATCAGGATCTAAAGACCCGGGATGTCCTTTATACACATGTCTGTTAATTTCATCAAGCATAAACTTTAAACTAGTCTCTGCTTCATTTGTATTACTACAACTAAATGCAATACCATCAGCTACACC